TCAATTACTATCAAGTTCTGAGTTCGTGCAAACGGTTTTCTCTGTGCTGGGTATGGTTGTGCTCGGTGTGGTGGTGATTGGCGTCATTGCTGCATTTGGGTACGGTGTGTACAAGTTTTATACTGAGGCTCTTCTCACTATGCGTGAGATACGTATTGGGACTGTTGTTCTGAATAATAAGATTGATAGTACTGCGACTATTATTAATCAAAAAATTGATAACGCTGCGACCGTTATTAATAGGAAGGCTGATGAAGCTGCGGCTAAGATTAGTCCTGTCCTTCAGAAGGCGTCCGATACGATGGACCTTGGTGCGGGATTTGTCACTGCTTATACTGTCACTAGTGTAGTGTTGGTATGCATCGCTCTTTTGCGTAACCTGTATTCGCGTTGGTACTTGCGTAGTGTCAAGGAATCAGGCGAGCGCAAGGAAGCCGGAAAAGTTTTCGGTTATGATGCCTCTACTATTTACAATTGGTTTGATGGTATGGCTGCTATTTCTGTTATACCTCTATTTGCAATGGATGGTGTAGAAGGAGGTCTCAATGTATGGGGTCATTTGAAGAAGGTACTCTCCTGGGTGAGAGATGCTGCTTCTGGTTGGTCCTTACTAGCGAGGCTCTTTGCTAGACCAGCGGGTATGTCTGAACAAGCAGCACAAGAATTTGACAATGGTCGTCTCTTAAACGAGGTCGTTGAGGCCGCGGTAGATTTGGCCGGACGTGTAGAATCTTGTGCTTGCTCAGCTTCAAGTCATAAGCCGAATTGCTCTTGTGAGGTGAAACAGAATGGCAAAGTGGACACTGCGACTGTTCCACTTGAGGCGGGTGTTGCTGCGACCAACCCCGTTGCGGATGTGTCTGTAACTTTTCCTGTAGCGGAACCTGTTGCTGTTATGTGTAAGTTGTGCTTAACAAAACATGTCCCGGGACCGAATCATGATTTTTCTGGACAAACCATGGCTAAGACAGCTATGCAGAAAAGTTTAGAGCAGGTCTGGGATCAACAAGAAGATATTATGTATCTTCACCGTCTACGGGCAGATGTTAAGAAAAATCCGTGGGTCGCCATTATTATACTTATAGTTTTGCTGGGAGGTATCCTGGTGCTCATTAAGTACTTCCGAAAACCACACAAGGTAAGTAAGAAGGAAAAGAAGGAGCGCGCTAAAGCTAATAAGAATAAAAATAATGGTGATCGTAAGACATATGGAAAGAAGCGTCTACGAAGACCTTATCTTGATTATGAGGGAGGAGAGGCGGTTGCTGTGACTTTTTATGATGAAGACGGCGCGATGCGTCGTGTTGAAGATAAACAAGTTGCACAGGAAATTGCTGCCTCCTTGAAGTGGTCATCGAAGGGTAAAGATTTTGAATCTGACCCGGATATACAAGGTCCTCGTTATGTTGGTCCAGCTAAGTTTAAACCGAGTGAGTTTAAAGAGGGGACTAACTGGGACGCTATTCGCATAATGTCTGTGCTCGGTGCCCTGTCAACTGTGGTTGAAGGGGTCGAGTTTTGGCTATCATCCGAGACTGTTTCTAAATTGGACAGCGCTGAGACGTTGGAATTGGTTTCCAAACCACGAAAGAACGCGATAAAGGAAGTAAAGAAAGTAGCAAGTAAGAAAGATTCTGAAAAGAAAAGTAAGAAAGATTCTGAAGCGAAATCTGAACCCAAGAAGTGTCATGAGTGTGGTGAGGTAGGCCATTTCCAGGATAAGTGTCCAAAGAAGAAAAAAGAAGTCAAGGAGGGAGTAGTCAATGGGGAGCAGTTTGATGCTTCTCATGTAGCGAAATCGGTTGGTAGGGTGGAGTGTGGCGAAGATGCCACATGTTTCACTGCTACGATGAATGGTCTCGTGGTCCCTCAACATTTGTTGAAGGATAGCGAAACGCATATCACGTTTTATCATCGATATTGTGCTAAGGAAGGTTTAAAAGTTGAGATCAAGTCTGGTAAGAAGATTGGTCGAGATACTATGATCTTCCCGCGTCCAGCAGGCTGGAAATCTGAGGATTGTCCAGGCTTGCAGACTAGCACTCCTACCTCTGGGAAGAATGCATTGTTGATTGCCTATGCATCTAGAGCTGCGGCTCTGGAAGGAGCTTTTAAGGTAGCTCCTGGCGTAGTTCAAACTATTATCTCCAGTGATGGAAAGGAGGAGGCTTGGTATACGTGTTCATCAATTGCGGGTAATTGTGGCTCGCCGGTTATTAACTCTTTTGGTCATGTGATAGGTTTTCACAATGCCATGGATGAGTCTGGCCGGGAGAACAAATTTATTCCGATGACATCGCTTATCAAGTTACGTGCTTGTGGCTCAAAAAACTGAGTAGCCCACTGCCCCTGATGGAGCGCTGGGCCGTTTGGTATTCCAAATACCTAGATCGGACTATCTTCTATCGTAGTGGGTTTATGTTCAGTGGGCGATCTACTCAGTCTAGCTTGTATCAGCAATGGTTCAAGAAAGGCCAATTTACGTATTTGGGCCGCGTTAATCGACATAGCAATATGAAGAACAACGAGGTCCTGAACTCTTCCTTTTCTCAATACTGTCGGGAGCATGGAGCAGAAGTTCCCTCTGCATATCGACAGGTTTCACCAAACCTGGTTGCGAGTTTCAAGTCGGTGTCGAAGTATGACAAGAGTCAGCCTTCGATCGATGAGGATGCTTGGGCCAAGTCTGGGGAGTGGACAAAGTGCCATTTTAGATGTATGAATGGTGCTCTGGTTTCCACTATTGACGTTGTACTTAGCGAGATGGATAAATCAACTTCTTGCGGGTATCCTTGGTCATTAAAATTTCATAACAAGCGAGATCTCTTAGAAAATCTAGGCAGTAAAATGCTGGATGATTATTGGGATCATTTGCTTGGCGGTGAAGACGAAATAGTTCCAATATGGACGTGTAGTCAGAAGTGTGAGTTGCGTTCTCTTGAAAAGATTCAGGAAAACAAGATACGAACATTCTTAGCAAGTCCTTTTGAACATTCTTCGTCGATGAATCGCTTGTGTCTTGACATGAATAACAAATTTTATGATCATGCCGGCGAGCGGATTTGGTCCGTCGTCGGGTCGTCAAAATTCTTAGGTGGCTGGCACCGTCTTTACACTCGCTTAGCTAAATGCGATGATGATAGAACCAAAGAGTTCGAAAATAATGCATTTGAGCTGGATGAGAGTGAGTACGATTCTAGCATCTTTGAACTTGCCTTGGAGGGGCAACGTGACATCAGATGGAGTATGCTACGTGAGGTAGACCGTACTCCAGACAATTGGACTAGAATGCGCAAGCTTTATGAAGCTGTTGTGCACTCGGTCATTGTGCTGGAGAACGGAGAACTTGTGCAAAAGCATACTGGTAATCCTTCTGGTAGTACAAACACTATAGTTGATAACACAATGATACTGTTTAGATTGTTTTGTTACGCCTGGATATTGCTGTGTCGAGAACATAATAGAGATATTTCCTATGAGGATTTTCTCAGTAATGTTGAAGCAGCGTTGTGTGGTGATGACAATACTTTTACAGTTAGTGACGAAGTGGTTGACTGGTTTCGACCGGTTAACATTAGTCGTGTGTGGAGTGCTATTGGTGTGACTACTAAGACACCATGTGATGAACCTCGACCATTGAAGGAAGTGTCCTTCTTGTCTAATGGTTTCACATATGATGTGTCTTCAGAAATGTGGATGCCAGTCCCCGAGACCGACCGCGTACTCGGTTCTCTTGCGTGGGGCTCAGATATAGATGATGTACGTTGGCACCTCCTGCGTGCTTGTGCTTTGAGGCTTGACTCTTATTATAATCCTATGTGTCGTCGAACACTATCGGAATATATAGAGTACCTCTCTCAGCATTATCGAGAACGGATGGTTGGTGAAGTACAGCGTTCAACTGGAAACATAACCATGGCTACTATCGATGCTGGCTGGAAGAGTGATTTGTGGGTGGAGTCCCTATATGTTGGTAAGGAGATGGCGCCTGATCAGCGCTTTGAGAGACGTGAAGTCATGACAGAAGTTACGCTCGCGTTTAAATTATCTCATATTCACATAGATACTTTAACTACAACTGAACTTTGAAAATTATCCTGTTATTTATAACATGGCGAAATCCAAGGCTCAGAAAGCTGCTAAGAAAGCTCGCAAGGCAGCAAAGAAGTCGTTGATAGTCGCGATGCGACCACCCAAGACTCCTTTGCTAAGGAATCCGGTCTCAAAGAAGGCGCTGAAACGCATGATGGGAGCCGGTGGGCCTGGCTTGCCGCAAGCTCAGTCTAGTAGTGGCGGGTTGAACAAGATAGTCTCTGATGGCTTGAGTTCTAGTCGCGTCACCACAAACTTGAGTGTTGTGGAGGACAGGTTCAAAATACGTCGAGAAAAGGTTGCGGATATCACAGGTTCGACTTCGAGTTTTTCCCTGCAACAAGCGTTGTATATTAACCCGGGTAACAGTGTGTTGTTCCCTATCTTTTCGCAGATAGCTGCACCGTATGAGCAATACCGTGTAAATTTTCTGCGCTTCGTTTTCGAAACTGAAGCTTATGCAGCTTCTGGTAGTAATCAGACTGCTGGAATAGCGTGCTTGGCAACAAATTTCGATCCGGATGACTCGACGTTCTCCAGTCTGACGCAGATGGAGAATTATTATGGCGCAACTAAGGGACCGCCGTATGCATGTGTCATGGTACATGATGTTATACGGTCTCACCGAGGGCGTCGTGGTGGTGGGCGTGATTCGCGCAGTGGAGATTTGCCTCTTCGAGATTACTATGTGTACTCGTCAGGCAATGCCTCTGCGCCGTCAAACTCAACAAGCAAGTTCTACGATATCGGCCAATTTCAATTAGCTGTTGCTAATATGGTTGGCACTGGTATCATAGGAGAGCTATATGTGGAATATTCCTTTACGATGATACATCCTAAGCAGCAGACGCCGCTAGGACAAAATCTATTGGCTGCCCATATTGTTGAGAGCCCCGCTACGACTGCAGCTGCGTCGGGGTCCGCGTTCCTGGGGACAACCGGCGGTGTGTTGCGTGCTGGCTCGACGTTGCCCAGTGTGGCAACCAAGAGCACGTTTACGCTTCCAGTCGCAGGAGTTTTCCTTGTGGCGGCTTCGTGGAATGTCGGTGTAACTGTGGCGCCTGTTATTTCGTATGGCTCCAGTATCACCGGACTTGCGTATCTCGCTGATAACTCTGCTATTTCCAATGCAGCAGCTCAAAGCGGGATTACTGCGTATTTAGCGATGGTGAGTGTGGCTTCGGCCGGCACTGGTGCGGCTAATACCGCCACTATCTCGGTACTCACGAATCTTGCCGCTGGGACAGCGGATATCTTCATTGTGCAGATTCCAGGTGGGCTTCTTAAGCCGCGCCTGCCTGCTAGTGGAGATTTTGATCGAGTCGCTGTGCTTGAGACTCAAGTGCAGCGGCTCATGGGTCTTCTTTCTCCTCCCAGAAGCGCGTCGTGCGTAACTGTCGAGGAGGCTGAGGAGGAGGCCAAGTTGCTGGGAGGTAAATCAGCAGCGTTGCCGGGCGATGAGCTCGGTAATTCAGTGCATATCCCTCGTGGGTTGTTAACTCAGTTCATGGGGGCGTTAAGTAAGTAGGGGATCGCCACTATGGGAAACCATAGCTCTTATTTACACTTAGTTTATGTACTGTGATTCCAGGGTGCGGGGCCCTTTCTCTCCGCGATAACGTGTATAACCGAAGTCCCCAAAACCGATGTTCGTTATCCTAAGACCGGCTACCAGCATTTGCGAATGCGAAGTGGCGGCAAAAGACTGGAGCGCTATCGGGCCTGTCGAAGGCAAGAGTACACGCGTAGGGAGTTTTTCCTTAGCATCCTGAAGCGGTGCAGATGTTGTCGAAAGTTTTCGTGCTAAACGGGCTTTCTTTTGGCAGCGACGCTTCAATGTCGTGAGTAAGTGCCAGGAATAATTGTGAAATTAAAGACATCGCATTAAGTTGCCAAAGATCTTTCACAAGGACCTGTATGCGCCTCTGCTCGTATAATATAC